GGGCTCGGAGATGTGTATAAGAGACAGGTGTACGAGGGATATTACACGCAATCGAATTATTAAAACATCACGAGACAGATACGCACGAGCAGCAACCCCCCTGGACATTTGCAAAGGTTCCAGAAACTATAACCTTATTACAATTATACTTAATTAATGACAACTGGACAGCAAAATCAGTATTACACATTATAGTAAACGGAGAGGAAACGGAAGAACTGACGGCTCGTGCAGCAATTGCTAAATATGGAAAAGCAAGATTGCGTTCTTTTCTAGAGAATAACGTTTACCTTTTCAGTGGCAGAGAGGACTAAAAGGCACATAAGAACCATACGTAAAGCGTATCATCTAGGCTTCACATGAAAGAACAAACAGCAAGGTTCTCGGAATTGTTAAAGTAATGTGTCCGACTTACATGCACAGGCGAAGCCAAAGTAATAGTAGACGAAGATGGAAAAAACCTCGTATGTTCATTTACTTGGAAGAAAATAATTCTCTGGGAACAGAATCTTAAGAATTGTTCACACTTCGTACATATTTACCTGATATAATGAAACCCTAAGGAGGTGAAGATAAGATGCTAAAGGCATTATTCGAACAAATGATTGAGCAATATGGCGATTAGGTTGTATACAAGATTCCAAAATCAGATTCACCCTTCACTAAATATATGTTTACCCCCTCAATGATAGTCGAACTTAATACAGCTTATTATGTTAAGGATTTGCATGAATTATTTACTCTAATAAACAGAGGAGTTTATGAAAATAATGTCCATCAAATTTTACTAACCAGTTGTCAAACCTGCACCCAGACAATAACAATTCACAGAAAACTTCACCCCCTGTGCAATGTATAAAATGTCAAGTAGGTTTAACATAAAGAACCCATTAATTAAATCAAAACAAGAAAAGGAGAGAAACGCCATGACAAATGAATCAATGATAACAAGAACAATTATCAGCACTCAGGTAACAGTATTAGGTGTAGACGAGGTAGCAGGTGAAGCAGCAAACGCAACCTACAAACTGCTGGGTGATTACACCGATAAGGCAAAGGCCCTTAATGCTGTAATCAAGGCAAACACTGTAGAAACCTATCATCCCTCTGTAGTAGTAGACATGAAAAAGGAAGAAGGCGTATTCGCTATTCCGGTATCAAAGTTCATGGAACTTGCAGTGAAAGTAGAAAGACCTAAGTCTCAGCAGAAGAAAGAAGCATAACCAACAAACCACAACAATCAAAGAAAAGGAGATTAAACCATGAAAATTACATCTATGAGCAGAGAGGATTTCACCAAAGTTGCACTGTACCGCATGACCAAAAGTCCAGCGATTGTTTCCGTGAAAACACTCGAAGATGGTGTAACGATGGAACCACACGGTTGGCTGACCTTTGAAGATGAGAATGCTAAAGGGGAAACCTCACACATGCTTTCCATTATCGGAACTGGATATGACGGACAGGAGGTTGTTTGGTCTTGTCAGTCTCAAACATTCAAGGACAATTTCATGGATTTGTGGAATATGTTCAATGGTGAGACATTCACACTGAAAAAGATATCAGGAGTAAGCAAAGCAGGACGTGAATACGTCAACTGCGACCTTGCATAATCGAACGAATAACCGGGGAGGGAAACCTCCCCCGCATTTTATCTAATTGGGATGTGTTAAAGTGATTATGGTATGTTGTGAAACCTGTAGGTACTATCATCATAATGTTAGATAGGAACCGTGTTTATCTTATTCACTGGATGATGACAGTATAGAGGAGAGGAAAGATGGCGAAGAAACCTAAAACAACCGATGTACGCAAGACGCAATTATCAGACGTACAGAAGCAATACCGCAAGGAACGCCGCCGTATCCAGCGGCAGATACGTCGCATGGAGAATCGTGCTTATGACGTTCCATCGTTATTACCAAATGTACCAAAACGCATAACAAAAGCAAGCGTAAACAGACTTAAGAAAATAACCACCGAATATTTATACTCCAGGTCACGTTACATCGATACCGAAACAGGGGAAATTCTAACAGGTGAACAAGGGCGTAAGAAGGAACGTAAGGAAGCTGCACAGAGAGCAGCGCAGACACGTAAGGAACGCAAGCGCGAATCAGTAACACCACCAAAGCAGCCCGTAACCCCTCCAGCAGAAGTTGAATACGTGGATTTCACGAACCAGATATTTACTGTATTCCAGATGGAAATGACACAGATATATGGACGCAATGAAAGGTTGTTCAACTATCTTACACGTTGGTTCAACATGGCACGTGCGCGTTATGGAGATGAGGACTTCGCGGAAGCCTTAGAGCAATCAAAGGCAGACGGTATGTGGCCCGGGTGGGAAGGTGTATCCGATACAGAAATACTGGTAGGCAGGCTAACTGGAATCCTTGAGTTAATAGGTGGCACTGCAGGTGGTCGTGAGGAAATTATCGAGGGCCTGGAAGCAGGTGAGGAATGGGAAGAAGTCTGACAGAAGTTATAGACCCATAACTATTGGAGGATTATAAGGATGTGCGAACACGCAATTATGAGTACTACGTATGTGACTTTGAAACAACGGTATTTAAAGACCAGACCTATACAGAAGTATGGGCCGCCGCCATGGTCAAGCTCGGAACGGAAGATGTAGAAATATATCATTCCATTGGAGAGTTCCTGAACGGAGTATATGACTTAGGATGTAACGTAATCGGATACTTCCATAACCTTAAGTTTGATGGGAATTTTATTATAGACTACCTTCTACGCAACAACTACAAGTGGAATAGAACATCCGAACGCAACATGAATAACAAGGATTTTAAATGTGCCATTAGTGATAGAGGGGCGTGGTATACAATTACCATTAAGCATAAGAATACAATCATTGAATTTAGGGATTCGCTCAAGCTATTACCATTCAGCGTAGATTTAATAGGTAAGTCATTCAAGACTAAGCATAAGAAGCTTGACATTGAATACGAAGGATTCAGGTTTGCGGGATGTGTGATAACTCCAGAGGAAAAGGAGTATATAGCTAATGACGTATTAGTAGTTAAAGAAGCACTTGAAATCATGTTTGAGAGAGGGCACAAAAAACTGACAATTGGTTCCTGCTGTCTGGATGAATTTAAACAGACTTACGATAAGCAGGACTACCAGAATTTTTTCCCGGATTTAACGGAAGTAGAAATTGACGAACATACATATGGAGAACGAACCGCAGATGCATACATCCGTCACAGTTACCGTGGTGGATATTGCTATCTTGTTAAAGGAAAAGAGAATCGCATGTACAACGAGGGATGGACAGCAGATATCAATAGTTCTTACCCTTCAAACATGTCCTCAGAATCAGGTAACTATTACCCCGTTGGCAAGCCAATGTTCTGGACAGGAGAGATTCCAGACGTAGCTAAAGAAAACTATTATTTTGTTCGAATCAGATGTAGGTTCCAGATAAAATCAGGAATGTTGCCTACAGTACAGATTAAAGGAAGTTTTCTATACGTAGGTACTGACTATCTAACCACAAGTGACTATTACGATTACAGAACAGGGACATACAAACGTTATTACATGAAAAATGGCAAATTGCATGATAGCTATGTAACCATGACCATGACGTGTGTTGACTATGAATTGTTTCTTAAGCACTACAATGTATTCGACCTAACAATACTGGATGGATGCTGGTTCAGACAGGAGATTGGACTATTCGATGAATACATGTATAAGTACAAACAGATTAAGGAGAATAGCGAGGGTGCTGAAAGAGAGTTGTCAAAGCTTTATCTTAACAATCTATATGGAAAGTTTTCGGCGAATGACCTGTCAAGTTATAAGGTTCCGTATATCAATGACAAGAATGTATTAGGTTTTGAAATAGTAGAAGAGCACGAGAAGAAACCTGGTTTTATAGCAGTCGGAAGTGCCATCACATCATATGCAAGGAGGTTCGTAATCAATGCCGCACAAGCTAATTATCAAGGGCCGGGCAGGGACGGTTTCATATACTGCGATACAGATTCTATTCATTGTAGTGGCGACCCTAAGAACGCAAAAGGAATTAAGGTTCATCCTACAAATTTCTGCGCGTGGAAGCTCGAGAGTTATTGGGACAAAGCGATTTTTGTTAGGCAGAAAACGTATATTGAGCATGTCACTCACAAAAATGGGGAACCAGTAGAGCCATATTACTCAATCAAGTGTGCTGGTATGAGTGAGAAGACAAAGCAGGAATTTATTAAAGAACATAATATACACGATTTTAAAGAAGGGCTTAAGCTTAAAAACATGTTAAAACCAGTCAGAATGCCAGGAGGAATTGTATTAGTAAACAAGGGTTATCACATGACAGCTAAGAGCTTTAACAAGTTCCAAGAGGAATAACAATATTTGCGCAAGTGTTGTTAAAGGGAGGATAAGATTATCCTCCCTTTTTATATCTTAACAGATGGTCTATAAAGTGGGTTTCCAATACCCTATACCCCCTCGGCATGTTTTACCATGTGGATTCCGATAGCGGCAAATTATAGATAACAACTGTAGATACTAATATGATAAAAGCTTTACGAGCATCTGTTTACAGTCAAGGTTTTTGAATCTAAAACACCCCTGATTAAACAGCATACGGAAGTGATTTATTAATAGTGCGTTCTTTGCTATCATTACATAATTGATGTTATGGTCATCTGTGGTCAGTGAAAGCTTATTAGGAAAGCTACTATCATAGTTATCAGTAACATACATTATACCCAATCCGTCATACTCATAGATGGCGTAGTGCTTCTTAAGGTACTTGACGGTGTAGCAATATCTTCCACGCCCTTCTGGTTTATCAATGAATGAAAAGTTATCATTAAGGTATACATTTTGACTTGCGTACATGACATAATCATTGGACGCAAAGGCCCGGTTGAATCCTGAGTCAAGCTGTGCGTCACTAGCGGTCTGTATAAATCCTTGTTCCAGCACAAACCCATCACCTCTAAGGAAATTCGTGTCCTTCTTAAGCCTGTCACTTATTCCAAGGGTTGCGTAGTAGGGATTAAGCAAACTTACAGTATTACCGCACATATATACAGGAACATAACGAATCTGTTTTCCGTTACCTCGTGCAATACTGGTATGCACGGATAACAGCTTGCGTATTTCATCTGTGCAATATTTGTTTGTCTCGCTTTGAAATTCATCCATCATCATACGTTCAACGTCATTGAATAGGTGACTGTACTTCTTGATTGCATCAGCGTTGTTAAGTGCAATAGCATATCCACAAGGAACATCATTGAGGAACATTTCATGGAATATCCCCTTAGCCATGGAGCGGCTTGACATTTTATCATCAGGAAAGAACAAGGCATGGATATCCTTAAAGAATTTCTCTGCGCAATCTGACAACTCATAATTGAACCTATAAATCAGGCAGAACTTACCCTTACCTTGTTTGAACTTCTTAACAAGATAACGGCTAAACCATGTGGTCTTACCGCCGGTTCGGTTTGTCGTCACCATAAACAATTCTGGTTCACGCCCGTTAAGGTCTTTCATGGACAGCAACTTTGTCCCGTCATAGTAAGCCATTCCTAACTCCTTTTTAAAACTTTATCTAGCACGTATCCTCCGAAGACGGTTGGCCAGGTATATTTTCTCTAATTATTGTACCACACTTTCATTGACAAGTCAAGAGAACTTTGATATAATAAAAAGGTAGGAAGGAGGTGCCGCATGAACGACATTGTAAGTATCATAAGCACAGTTGGTTTTCCCATCGCACTTACACTGATTCTGTTATGGTATATCTATGACAGCAGCAATAAGCACAAGGAAGAAATCGACAAAATGTCAGAAGCATTGAACAACAACACAATTGCGATAACAAAACTGTTAGACAGAATTGGAGAGTGATAAGCATGTTTAAGGGGATTGACGTTTCCTGGCACCAAGGCGTGATTGATTGGGAAAAGGTAATCGGTTCTGGGCATTCAGACTTTGCAATCATACGTGCAGGTTTTGGAAACAATCACATTGATGCACAAGCCGCACGAAACGTGGAATGGTGTGAAAAGCTTGGCATACCATACGGTCTTTACTGGTTCAGCTACGCACTGTACCCCGACATGGCTAAACGTGAGGCAGAACATCTGATTAACTTTGTAGGTCAGCGCAGACCATCGTATCCATTAGTTTTTGACTTTGAGTACGATAGTGTAACCCACTGCAATAAGAACGGCGTTAAGGTTACACGTGATTTTGTTCTTAAGTGTACAGAAGCGTTCTGTGAACGTCTGGAAGAAGCAGGATTCTACGCTATGTTCTACTGCAACAATGATTATTTACAGAGGTATTACCAGGGTTCAAAATGCGCAGAAAAATATGACATGTGGTTCGCGCGTTACGCCACTAATCCAGGTAGGCCTGTAACATTATGGCAGACCTCAGAATCAGGTAAGATACCAGGAATATCAGGACGGTGTGACCTTGACCAGACAGAAAGGGATTACCCTTCTATCATTATCCGTAACAATCTTAACAATTGGAAGGATGTTTTACATGGCTAATATCCAGGTTGCCTATAATTGGGCCATAGATGTATGTAACAAACCTAATGTCGGATACTCACAGCAGTACCGAAACCAGCGCACTGTTAATGGCATAACCTATTATGACTGTTCATCATTCATCTGGTACGCACTCATAGCAGGTGGTTGGAATTTAGAATCTAAATACGGAACATGGCCTTTTACCACATCAACCATGGCTAACATCCTCTTACAGGAAGGGTTCACACGTTTTGACCCTACAGTACCATGGCTGAAAGGGGATATACTGTTAAGGTCAACCCACACGGAAATGGCATTCGATGAGACACGAACCATGGGTGCGCATACAAGTACTGTGCCGTTAGACCAGCAGGTGTCAATCAACGCAAATGATTCCCGTGGTAACTGGTTGCACCTATATCGTTATGGACAGGGTGTGGTCAGTGAGTGGATTAAAGGCAACCGCTATCTCGCCATAGGTGAGATGCAGAACAATGCTACCATCCAGTTTGCATACTTTATGGATAAGGGATGGACAGCTAACGCCGTGGCAGGAATGCTAGGTAACCAACAAGTCGAATCAACGCTAAACCCAGGTGTGTGGCAGAACCTTACGCCGGGTACAGGAGGGTTTGGTTTAGTGCAATGGACACCTTCCACCAACTACACAGATTGGGCTGACCAACATGGTTATGCCCATGATGACGGTAACAGTCAGATGGAATGGATAGACACAGAGACAGTACCGTTTGGACAATGGATACCTACATCCCAATACCCTGAAACATTCGCAGAATTTAAGGTTAGCACACAAACGCCGGAATATCTTGCAGATTGTTTCCTTAAGAATTTTGAGCGACCATCGGAAATTGACCAACCAAAACGGCAGGAGTACGCGAGGTATTGGTATGACTGGTTTGAAGGACATTACGTGCCGCCACCTAATCCGCCGGGTGCACCGGATTGGCGACGCAGAATGCCATTGTACATGTATCTTAAAAAATTATAATGTTTCACCTGAAACATTGAAAGGAGGAAAGTATGGCAGTATTAGACAGGGATACCTTTTTCAACCGCATAAGGGAACGCCTTGGAGAGGATAATTCCGAGGAAGCCTTATCCTATCTCGAAGACATGACCGACACGTGGGAGGACTGGGAACGCCGGGCCAACCGTGAGGGTGAGGAGAATTGGGAGGAGAAATACAACAACCTCGATGCAGAATGGCGTAAGCGTTACCGTGATAGATTCTTTAACACCCCGGTCGGCGCAAAGGTTGGCCAGGAAGGGAACATTAAGGACGATGGAAAAGTCCGTAGTTTTGAAACATTATTTGAAGAAAGAGAGGGCGAGTAAATGCCAGTTAAACCAGAGAATGTCACCATGAACACCGTGACCGCAAATGCGGCACAGCTGTACAGGGCAGAAGCAACCAACGCGAATCTTGAGGGAGTCAGCAACATGAGGTTGGCTACAGCGCAGATTCTTAACACCATCCGGGACAATGCTTCTGTAAATTACCGGGACTACATCCCGGAAGCAGACCCAATCAGTCAGGCCAGTGTAAGACAGATTGGCGGAATCATCATGAACTACCCGGCATTACAAAACGAGTTCTTGAATGCACTCATGAACCGTATCGGACGTGTTCTGATAACATCCAAGATGTTCTACAATCCGTGGGCTGGTCTCAAGAAAGGTCTGCTTGAGTTCGGCGAAACTGTGGAAGAGATTTTCGTTAACATCGCAAAGCCGTTCCAGTTCGACCCGGCAGTGGCTGAGACAGACGTGTTTAAGCGTGAAATACCTGACGTAAGGGCCGCTTTCCACATCCTTAACTACCAGAAGTTTTACAAGGCCACAATCAGCAACGACCAGCTTAGACAGGCTTTCCTGTCATGGCAGGGCATTACCGACCTGATTGCCAAGATTGTTGACAGCATGTATACAGGTGCTAACTACGATGAGTTCCTGACCATGAAATACATGCTGGCACGCAACATCTTACAGGGACGCATGAACGTTACAGAGATTGACCCCGTAACTGCTGAGAACGCAAAAACAATCGTTTCCACCATTAAGGGCGTAAGCAACGTATGGGAGTTCCCTTCCACCAACTACAATCTATCCGGCGTAACCACACAGACAGAGAAGCGTGACCAGATTCTGCTGATTAACGCAAAGTTTGACGCACTGATTGACGTGGAAGTACTTGCCGCTGCATTCAACATGAAGAAAGCAGAGTTCATGGGCAACCGGATTCTGGTTGACAGCTTCGGTTCCATTGATACGGCAAGGCTGGAAATCCTGTTTAAAGATGACCCTAACTTTGTTCCGATTAGTCAAGAAGAGTTAAAGGCCCTTGACGCGATTCCTGCAGTTATGGTCGATAGGGATTGGTTCATGATTTTTGACAACTTCTACAACTTCACCGAGAACTACAATGGTCAGGGGCTGTACTGGAACTACTTCTACCACACCTGGAAAACGTTCAGCGTTTCACCGTTCGCAAACAACACCATTTATGTGGGAGGCGCACCGACCGTGACAAGCGTAACCGTAACTCCAGCTACCGCCACCGTGGTAAAAGGTCAGAATCTCAAAATGACAGCAAACGTGGTTACTACTAACTTTGCACCTAAGTCAGTGGTTTGGTCGGTTGAAGGTGGTGCAGATGATGCTACAACTATCGATATCTACGGTAATCTGCATGTCGGTGAGAATGAGACAGAAGCCACGCTTACAGTTACTGCAAAATCCACCTTTGACAATACTAATACAGGTGCTTCAACTATCACAGTATCGGCGTAAAATATTTGTCCCCGGGAAACCGGGGACCTGGAGGTACAATCATGTATGTAGCACCTAATAGTAATGTCAGGATACTTAGAAACGTACCACTTGACAATACGTATAGAAACACGATATATTTTTCTACAGCGGCTAATCAGGTCGGTTACTTCACAACACTGACTAAATTTAACAATCCGGCATTGTCATACGTAAACCTTAATGAGCCAATAATGATTGGCATTAATGCAGAACAATTGTATGATTGTAACTACATGATGTTCCAGAACGCATCCTTTGGCACAAAATGGTTCTATGCTTTCATAACATCAGTTAAATACATCAATAATGAAACGTCTGAGATTACAATGGAAATTGACGTGATGCAGACATGGTTCTTTGACTATACTGTTAATCAATCATTCGTTGTTAGGGAACATTCGCTTACAGACGGTATTGGGGAAAATCTTGTTCCTGAGGACTTAGAGTTAGGTGAATACATCTACGATACGGCGTTTAGGACAGACTATATGAACGACTATGCTGTTGTTGTTGCCGCAACGGTTGACAGCACAGGGAAACCAGGAACAAGTACCGGAGGGTACGGAAACATATATTCTGGATGCTGGTTACATGTATTTGACACGTTTCCAGCCGTTGCGGTGTTCCTTGATAAACTGGTAGCTGATAACAAAGGGGATGCGGTAGTATCCATATTCATGATGCCGTCAAGCTTCACCACAATCATGGGTGCACCCGCTAAACACTATACAATTGAAAGAGATAAACAACGTGGAACCATAGACGGTTACACGCCAAAGAACAACAAGTTATTCACGTATCCATATTGTTTCCTTTACGTGACTAACCTTATGGGTAATAGCGCAACCTATAAGTATGAATATTTTAACTCAGCCAATTGTGTGTTTGACTTTGCAATGGATATGTCACCTAACCCAACCGGAATTCTGACCCCATTAGGTTACAAAAACGTGGGGGCTAACTATAACGAGTCAATGACAATCAGTGGTTTCCCTCAGTGCTCATTCACCACCGACACATACCGCGCATGGCTTGCACAGAACGGTTCCAACATGGCCATTGACATGTTGGGAAGTGCAATGGCGGCTTCCGTAGGTACAATTGCCGGAGGCCCTATCGGCGCAATAGGCACGGTAGGGGCGGTCACTAACGTGGCTAAAACACTTGCACGTGTTAATGCCATATCAGCACAACCACCACAGTCACACAGTTCACAATCAAACACCGCACAGGTAGCATTTTCAATTAAGGACTTTTGGTTCCTAAACTATCACGTTAGGGCTGAGTTCGCTAAAATCATAGATGATTACTTCAATACCTACGGTTACGCGACTCATAGAGTTAAGGTTCCAAACCGTAGCCAAAGACCTCACTGGAATTACGTAAAGACTCAGAACTCTAACCTTACAGGTAGCGTTCCAGCAGAGGACATGGCTAAACTTAGGGGAATATATGACAACGGTATTACGTTCTGGAAGAACGGCTCAGAAGTAGGCAACTATGGATTGGATAATAGAGTGGGAGGAGGTGCATAATGTCAAGAGGACGGAATAACGTAAGCACGCCAAAAGGAGATAGGGAGTTCTGGAGTGCAAAGAAGTGTAATGATTGGACGTTCATCCAGTACTATAACCGATTGGTTGACCTATGCATATCTCAGTTTGAGTGGATAAACTTACCAGCAACCTGTGACAGACGATTCCTTGAACTTACACTTATGGCAGATGGCATGGCTGTGTTCTTTAAGGACGAAATCATGGGGTATCTGTCATTGCAATGTATGATATCGGGACCGTTGGACGTATACAGGATACCTATATTACGTAGGGCGTACGCAAGCAACGGGTATCAAATGGCACTAGATAATCTTAACAGCGTGCTTATATTTAACAACTCATTGCACACTAACAGCCAGTTGGATATCGAGATGTACGCTTGGAGGTTGTACGAAGTACAAAGGGCAATTGACATCAACATCAAATTGCAGAAAACACCAAAGATTGTTAAGTGTTCTGAAAACCAGAGGTTGACAATCATTAACTTGTTTAAACAGTATGATGGTAACTACCCGTTCATATTCGCCGACAAGGCAATGGACTTGAAGGGTTTGGAATCCATTGATATAGCGGCACCTTATGTGGCTGATAAATTGATGGTTATCAAACAGCAGATTTGGGACGAAGCTATGACATATCTCGGAATCGCTAACACTAACACCTCAAAACGTGAAAGACTTAATACTTCTGAGATATCTGTTGGAATGGGGGATGTGGAAGCACAGAGGTATACAAGATTGATGGAAAGGGAGATAGCCGTTGAAAGAATTAACGCTATGTTTGGTCTTGACTTAGATATTAAATACAAACAGGTAATACCAACCTTGCCTGATAATCTTGAAGAGGGCGAGGAAGAGGAAACTGATGAATAGGAGGATGACGAATGAGCGTATACACAACACAACTAAGGTTCATCTGTGAAGCAGAAGCTGGACTTAAGAAAAGCGTTGGTTATGATGATGTTGAAACAGTCATTCGCAACGCCCTCCCTAAGATATTCAGTTTCAATTGGCCCATCTTTGATGAGACTTATAGGAACGTGCTTGAGACAAAAATCCTTAAGCACTACTACACAAGGGAAATCGGATTAGAAACATATGGACTTTGGAAGCTTAAACTCGATACTAAACTTAACGAGATTATGCCATACTACAATCAGTTGTACAAAAGCGCACTGTTAGAGTTCAATCCATTTTATGATGTTGACCTTACCAGGAACCACACAGGTAAGAAAACAGGTACCGAAGCTTTGAAAGGTAACGTGGATATTAACGGACAGGTAATCGTTGACAACCATGGTAATGTTAACACAACGGACAATACTACAGTAAATAATACAACTACGTCAAATAACTTGGATAAGTATTCTGCAACCCCTCAGGGTGGATTGGATAACTTAAAGAACGACAAGTACCTGACAAATGCACGGATGATTACAGATGCAAATAACAGCAACGGAACAACAAACGGAAAGACAGATACCACCACAGACAGCACAACGGATACGACCACGAATACAACAACTATCACGAACAATAACACAACCATAAACAATACTGAGGATTACTTGGAAACTGTTAAGGGCAAACAAGGCAATCAGAGTTATGCCGGATTATTGTTAGAGTTTAGGGAAACTTTCCTTAATATCGACATGATGGTAATTGATGAGCTGAGTGAATTGTTTATGAATATATGGACAGGAGGATATCCATTTTGACGACTACGAATACAAATTTTAAAAGCATTCAGTTGCTCAGACACTGGTGCATGCTGACTCTGCCAACGGTGTTTAATGATGCGCTTAGTTACAACGAACAAGTATGCAAGCTGACCGAAGCTATCAACGAAATGGCTACAGCAATTAACGGTTTGCCTGATTACATTATCGAGTTAGTGAAAGAACTTCTTGACCATATGAATTTGGAAGAGATTGTGAAACAGGTACTTGCTGACTACTTTTTCATTAACGTTAAAAATCCTCCTGCACCATTGGTTGCTGCAAGGGGTGATGGTATTGCGAATGATACAAACGCTATACAATCAATGATTAACTACGTGAATGGAAAAAAGACCTATCTGTTTTTTCCTCCAGGAATTTATTCGGTAAATCAATTAACTATTACTAATAATATTAGTTTAGTAGGAATGGACAGATATCAAACAACAATAAATCTTGAAGCTGGTAGTAATACTGATTTATTTACTGGAGTTATGGGCAATTGTACCATTAGCAATTTAACTTTAAGCGCAAACATGCCCGGACAAACACAAAATTGTAGTATCTACAATGGAAATGTTACTAATATGTTGTTCGATAACGTTATATTTAAAAATGCTTATAATGTTATTAGCATAGATATTGATGGTCTAGTTCAGATGAACAACATTATAATTGATGGAGCACAAGGCAACGGATTAATGATTAGTGGAGAAAGATGTCATATAAATAACCTTGACTTTATCCATACTAGTTTGTTAAACAATGAGGTATTACTAACAATAAGTGGAAATAACTGTATATGTAAAAATATATCTTGTTATACAGCTATTAAAACAGGACTTAGTGTTAGCGGCAACAATTGCTACATTGTAGGAACCATATTAAATCCTATAACACCTATAATAAATACTGGTTATAACAACTACATTAATATAAAAACTAACAACGGAACAACAAAAATAACCAATACTACAGAAAGAACTGTGACTGGAGATATTACAGATAATGTGGTAGGTAATATTAAAGAAAATATAACAGGAAACACCGAAAAAACTATAACAGGAAACGCCGAAAAAACTATAACAGGAAACGCCGAAAAAACTATAACAGGTAATATGAAAGAATCTATAGACGGAACACTTACGCAAATAGTAAAAAATAAGGCAGACATTAGCGCTAGCGATACTACAATATCATCAAACGACATTTTCCTTAATCCAAGTAATCCATTAAAATATGGGGAATTAATTAATGGAAAATACGGAAAGGTGTTGCCTATGAAAGATAAAACAGACATTCCGTATTATCTGCTAACTGAAATTAATTTTGATTACTTAAAAATTACTACCCCTCAGGATTTTGGGGCAGTTGCGGATGGTGTTGCCGATGATAGTGACGCTATACAAGAAGCAATAAACGCTCTTCCAAATGGGGGTATTGTGTTTTTCCCAACCGGACGGTATAAAGTAACTAAAACTTTAACAATTAAAGTTAGTAATATTACTTTGTTAGGCGCAAGCAGAGACGGTGCAGAAATATATACAGAAACAACTTTTGGCGATACTATATTGGCAAAAGCTGATACTGGTATATTAAAACAGGTGCGTATAATTAATTTCCTATTCAACCACAATATTACTACAGGAAATGTGGGTAATAATGTAATACACCTGTATCATGTTGAAGATGGTGCCGTAAACAACGTAAGAATGGAAAATGGATTAAGACAAGTATATTTAGAGGGTTGTGCTGATATTTCATTTTTATATTGCGCTTTTATTGGAAGGGCTACCACAGGCGGAACAACAAATACACACGCATCAGTGGAAATGATTTATAATGATGATGTGCCAAATGCTGTTAAATTATGTACGTCAATAGCTATAGTGGCTTGTAGGTTTTTATCTCCTGGAATTGAGGGTGCTGAAAACGGGTTGTTAATGAACGGTGTTGAAGATATACGTATAACTAATTCGTATTTTGGAGGTCAATTATACCATGCTATTCACGTAAACGTTACACAGTATCATAACCTTGAAATAAATATAAATAATTGCTATATTGATGCATGCGGTTCTGATAGCGTGAGGGTGGATAACTCTTCTCCTGGAAGCATATTTATGGGCAACTTTAAATTAACAAATTGTAATATTAAAGGTCACGGAAGTGGGCAGGGACACCGAGGCGTATATATCGCTGATTCTGTACAAGGTGGAACGTATGAATACTATTTACAGGGACTTACTATAAGTGGTTGCACTGTTACTGGTTTTGATACGGATGGTATTTATATATTATGTGCAGAAAATGCGGTTATTGAAGGCAATTCAATTTTTGATAATGGCTTTGTTGGTGATAACAATATGGGTTTAGTTATAGGAACACATGTTAAAAACGCTGTTATTTCTAATAATTTAATTGGGGCATTTTCTGAAACAGGTGGTCTTAACAAACAACAGTTCGGAATAGCTTTATTGTCAGGATGTAAATATATTACTATTAGCAATAATAACCTGCTTAATAATGTTCAAGGAGCGATATCTTATACCCCAACAGATGCGGGAACTAATTCTATTACATTTTTTAATAACCAGGGCTTTAATGGAGGCTTGACTGCTAGGCCCTGGGGCATGGCTGGTAGTGGTGTGGATATTAGAAATCCTTTTGGATTAAACGCATTCGTTAGAATCTTTGGCGGAACTGTTAGCGATATTAAACTTAACGGTATTACTATTTTCAGCGAAACAAATGTTAGTTTTGAAGTACAGGCGCAGGATACGATTAACATTACTTATACGGCCGCGCCTGAATCTATTTGGTTTTTACAATAAGGAGGCATTCATGGATATGTATGACAACTAGGCTGATTGAAGAAGCTAAGTAAGAAGTGTTGAAAGGATTAACAACGGTATACAGTTAAATGCGGAAGATGTAGTATCTATAAATTGAAAGAAATAATGGAAGTGAAGATTACTATGCTGGTTTTAGTGATTATCACGGACCAAAATAATTTATGTAATATTGCTGTCTCTTATACACATCTCCGAGCCCACGAGACTAGCG